GTAAATGGGACGCAAACGACTGAAGGAACGGGAAACGGATCCTCGGAAACGAGAGAAGGTTCAATCACCCATTCTTTTAGGAGTCACTACAATGAACACACTTACAATCATCAAAAAGCAAATCGAGAAAGCAGCACGTCTTCATGACGCACAAATTCTTCACACTACATATCGTGGTGTGAAGTTTGAGTGCAAGCATGGAGAAGCTGATGAAGTGCATGGCACTTTCTGCTATCGTGGTCATACTTACAATAAGTGAGGACGCCATGGAAGCATTTACAGTCGTTGGACTCACGTCCATAGGTTGTGTAGCATTCATTGGTATGATTTATGCAGAACTACTCCTTCTGAGTAGGGGGTAAAATGCAAAACTATGTCTATCATTATGATGACATGGATAAAGATAGTAGACCTCCAAGTTGCTATCTACTCAAATATAGAGGAGTAGCATACTGGTCCTGCTATCGAATACACTTGCGAGACTGGTTGAATATAAAATATTCTATGCCTGCATTTAATAAGAGAGGTTGTTAAGAAACCTCTCTTTTTTTGTACTTATGTAAAAAAGCAATAAATGTATACTAAGATACCAAAACTTGTCTAGATATGATAGAGTGTTGGAGGAAAAAGAAAATGCAGCAAAGCCCCTCTTAAAATTTTTTGGTGACTGCATGATGTCTATTTCTTTAATGTTTAATATGGAGACGTGTTATGCACAATCTGTTATCACACAATCATCTCGCAGGTTGGAAACAAAGTATTAATCGTTTGAGTAAAACATTGGATAGAACAATGGAGGAATCTGATCTGCTCAATGACTATTACAACTGTCTGATAGAGTGCGACGATGATCAGGCGACTTGCAAGCGTATTTGTAGGGGGATTTTGGAATGAATCTAAAATCTTAAGTATTTGAAGCGGGGTTGCGACCCCGCTTTTTTTGTTGTATAATTATATCTTAAATATATCATCGAGTTTTTATGGAGAAGGACAAACTAAAAGTTCTTTTATCAAAACTGAAAGAGCTTGTCACGGAACTAGAGTCTGAGGTATACTCAGATGTGGACGCATACAAAGTGTCTGCAGAAGACTACACTCCATTTCCTATCACGGATTATGATGAGGTTTTCAACGATGATGACTATGACGATAGTGTGACTAATCCTATAAATAGTCCGTACAGATTGATCAATGACGATGACGGAGATGGATTATAGAATACTTGATGAGTATCCTTATTATAAAATATATCCAGATGGAAAAGTTTATTCGATTAAACTTAAAAAATATATTAACGGACATAAAAACAAAAGAGGATACTGTACTTTTACCTTGTATGATTTAAAAGGAAAAAGAAAGCACAAGGGACTACATCAACTTCTTGCTATGGCATTTATTCCAAACGCAAAGGGTCATGAAATAGTCAGACATCTTGATGACAATAAAGATAATAATTCTTTATCTAATCTAAAGTGGGGAACAATAAAAGAAAATATTGAAGATGCCATTAGAAATAATGTTTTTAAAATGCCAGACAACTCTAGAAAATGGTTGATTAAAGTTCCTGATGGTAATATAATAGAAGTTGAAAATCTTACAAAATTTTGTTCTGAAAATAATCTATCAAAACAAAATCTACATAAAACATACAAGGGTGATAGAAATCATCACAAAGAATTTAAATTATTAAAAATGTTATGAGCAAAGTTTCACTAATCTCTGTCACTCCTGAGGCAGAAAAACATATCGCTTATTGTGCTCGTGTGAGCAATCCAAATAATCAGGACAATGACAGTTTTGAGGGGTTGATCAAGTATTGCATCAAAAACCAACACTGGAGTATCTTTGAGCAAGCATTCATGACTCTGGAGATCAACACTTCTAGAGGTATCGCAGCTCAAATTTTGCGTCACCGTAGTTTCACTTATCAAGAATTTTCACAACGCTATGCAGATTCTTCTCTGCTTGGCGATGAGATTCCGATTCCTAAGTTCCGTCGTCAGGACACCAAGAATCGTCAGAACAGCACAGATGATCTAGATCCTGAAGTCATTGCTATGTTGGAGAAGCAGACAAAGACTCTGTTTGATTCCTCTATGGCATTGTATCAACAGATGCTTGGACGAGGTGTTGCAAAGGAGTGTGCTCGTTTTGTGCTTCCTCTCGCCACTCCAACCAAAATCTACATGACGGGATCAATTCGCTCATGGATTCATTATATTGACCTGAGGTCTGGTAACGGAACCCAACTGGAACATATGCAAATCGCTGAAGGTTGCAAGACAATCTTTGCTGGTCAGTTCCCTACGGTTGCCCGTGCAATGGACTGGAACTAAATAAAACACATTGAGATTGATTATGGCAACATACCCTGTTATTCATAAAGAGACTGGTGAACAGAAAGAAGTGTCGATGAGTGTTCACGACTGGTCTCAATGGTGTAAAGACAATCCTGAGTGGCAACGGGATTGGTCGGATCCTTCTACTGCTCCCGCATGTGGAGAGGTAGGAGAGTGGACTGATAAACTTATCAATAAAAACCCAGGTTGGAATGAAGTCCTTAAGAAGGCATCTAAAGCACCTGGATCACGAGTAAAACCTTTCTAGTATGGCAAGAAAAAGAAAGTCTGACCAACCCATTGGAGTTGGGTTGACCGCAAAGCAGATGAAGCGTAGGAAACCAATCAATACAGATTTGTTGATTGACATTGAACCACTTACGGTAAATCAAAAAGCGTTTTTTGAGAGTTACGATGATGGTAAACAACTGATTGCTTATGGTGCAGCGGGAACAGGAAAGACCTTCATTGCCCTCTACAACGCCCTACGTGACGTTTTGGATGAGAACACGGAGTATGAGAAGGTTTACATCGTTCGTTCCCTTGTAGCGACCCGTGAGATTGGTTTCCTGCCTGGTGACCACGAGGACAAGGCAGCACTTTACCAGATTCCATATAAGAATATGGTGAAGTATATGTTTGAGATGCCATCAGACGCAGACTTTGAGATGCTCTATGGTAATCTCAAAACACAAGAAACTATTAAGTTCTGGTCCACATCATTTTTACGTGGAACCACTCTTGATAATGCAGTTATTATTGTTGATGAATTTCAAAACTTGAATTTTCATGAACTTGATAGTATAATGACTCGTGTTGGTGAAAATAGTCGTATCGTTTTTTGTGGTGACGCCACTCAAACCGATCTTTTGAAAACTAACGAAAGAAACGGAATCATTGATTTCATGAGTATTCTTCGCAAGATGGAATCTTTTGATCTCATTGAGTTCGGTATTGATGACATTGTTCGCTCTGGACTTGTCAAGGAATATCTTATTGCAAAACAGGATTCTAACTTGTGACATTTAACTTTATTGAAACTGAGTTACCTCAACTTGATCGTGAAACTATAGACGGAGTAAGATACTACAAAGTACCTCATGAGAATCGTCTCATGAGGTTTGTTTCTATTACTTCTGTCACTAGTCACTTTAACAAAGAGATTTTTGTTAAATGGAGAAAGAAAGTTGGCAATGAAGAAGCAGATCGTATCACTAAAGCTGCTACCAGTCGTGGTACTGACATGCATACACTGACTGAATACTATCTGAAGAATCAAGAACTTCCTAAAGTTCAACCTCTTTCAGATCTTTTATTCAAGATTGCCAAACCTGAACTTAATAAGATAAATAATATCCGAGCACTAGAGAGTTCACTTTATAGTAAGCAGTTGGGGATTGCAGGAACAGTTGACTGCATTGCTGACTATGATGGTGAACTCGCTATCATTGATTTCAAAACTAGTAAGAAACCAAAACCCCGAGAGTGGATTGACCACTACTTCGTTCAGGCAGCAGCATACGCTTGTATGTTTTATGAACTGACTGAAATCCCTGTGAAGAAACTCATTATTTTAATGGCATGTGAAAATGGAGAATGCGTCGTCTATGAAGAACGAGACAAATCAAAGTACATCAAACTACTCACCCAATATATTAGAAAATTTGTTGGGGATAAACTGGAACAATATGGAAAATGAACTCGAAAAAGCACTAGAGAAGAAGTTCTTTTGCCCTGCAAAGTTCGCACAAGAGATCGAGTACCTTGTTAAAACTAACGAGGAGATGAACTATATCGATGCGATCGTCTACTTTTGCGAAAAAAACAGTATTGAGTTAGAATCTGTACCGAAGTTAATGTCAAAACCTCTGAAGGAAAAGGTCAAATCAAATGCGATTGATCTAAACTTCTTAAAGAGAACTTCGCGTGCAAAACTTGTATTCTAAATCATGCTCAAAGTGGGACCATTTGACACCTACAAGACTTATCTTTCTCTAAAGAACCACTTCACAAGCAAGACATATGATTACCACAAGTACTGTGGTAAGAGTCGGGCGAGTGTGCAATCTTTTTATAAGAGGAAGGATCGCTTCTGGTTTGAGAAACTTGCTCGCCAGAAAGACGATAAAGAGATTGAAAACTTTTTCATTGCTAACTTTGTATCCTGCAGTGACCCTCAAACTTTATGGATTGGGGAGATCATTCGCAACGGAGAAACCTCCTATACAAGTTGGCAGAAGAAAGTTCAATCTCTTTCTTATATCTTTAAGGAAGAATCTAAAAGTCTTTTCGGTGAACACAAAGTAGATGATGTCTTTGATTGTTCTAAAGGACATCCAATCATATTGAAAAGGTTCCTGAGCGGGAAGATATCGCTAGAAACACTAGTGATCTACGATAGAATATTCCTGTTCAGGAATAATTTTGATAAAAAAATGGACGACCCAGTGTGGGAAACCGTCAGTTTAAAAATGAAAAAGTATTCGCCGTTCCTAAATATTGACGTATTTCGTTTCAAAAAACTTTTAAAGCAGGTGGTAAT